AGATTCTTCAGAAAAGTAAAGAATGTCTTTCGATGGCTTCCTACAATTTGGAAAGATGAGGACTATGATGACCACTTCATTGTTGAAATCTTGATTAAGAAACTTGAGCACACCCGCGACTTCTTCTTGTCCGATAGGACACACATTGCAAAGGCTGAAGAAGTTGCGGCGGAAATCCAAGAAGCAATTGACCGACTTCATATGACCCGTGATAGTTGGGAGTTCTATGAGCAACCAGCTCACGATATAATTGAAGAAAAGTGGGGTAAGAGTGAATTCAAATGGATTCCAACCGATGATGGTACCGGCCCTATGTATATGGAGATTGAGCATGAGAATGTAAAGACTCCTGAAGATAAAGAACAATACTCAGAGGATTTAAGAGCCGCAATGAAAACTGCTCGTAAAGAATATGAGAAAGATAAAAAACAAGCATATAAATTTATCGCCAAACATATTGATGGTTGGTGGGACTAAAACACAATTAAAAAATGGAATGGTATATTGTTAGGGCACAAGCAAACAGAGAACGTAAAGTATCTGAAAGAATTCTAAAAGAGGCTGACAAAGGAGAACTCAGCGGGGTCATTGGTAGGGTAATTGTCCCAATGGAAAAAGTATTCGCAGCTAAAGATGGTAAAAAAACACAGCGTGAAAAAGTTTTATTTCCGGGGTATGTTTTTGTTGAGACATCAGCTATTGGTGAATTAAAACAAGTTGTTAAGAAAATTGATGGAGCTACAGGTTTATTGTCTGACAGAGCGGGGAATATCCAAGTCGTATCAGACCAAGAAGTAAACCGAATGATTGGTCTCCACGAGGAAAACAAAACAAAAAGTTTTTCAGACATATTCAGTGTTGGTGATGAAGTAACTGTAACCGAAGGACCGTTTACATCTTTCAAAGGCAACATTGAATTTATTGATAAAGAAAAAGGTAAGATTAAAGTAAATGTTCTTATCTTTGGCAGACCAACATCTGTTGAATTAGAAGACACCCAAGTAAGAAAATGAAAATAACATTCATCAGCGATACTCATAATAAACACAAACAGGTAACAAGTTCTTTACCTGGAGGTGATTTATTGATTCATGCTGGTGATATATCATCAATGGGTTATAAGCATGAAATCCAAGAATTCTGTAAGTGGTTTAACAGTTTAGAAAATTATACAGTTAAAACATTCATCGCTGGTAATCACGACTTTGGGTTTGAAAAAGAACCTGAAATGGCTAAAGAGGTTGTTAATTTTTATAAGGACATTGTTTATCTTCAGGATAGTTTTTTGGGTTATGGAGTTGATACCGAAAATTATGTTAAAATTTATGGCAGTCCTTGGCAACCTGAATTTCACAATTGGGCGTTTAACTTATCAAAAGGTGGATTAGAACTTGAGCAAAAGTGGAACAACATTCCTGAGGATACTGACATACTTGTAACTCACGGACCTGTGTTAGGTTATTTAGACAAAATTATTGGTCAATATATTAATCTTGGTTGTGAATTACTGGCAAAAAGAATTAAGACAATAAAACCCAAAATTCATGTCTGCGGACATATACATTCAGGGTATGGTTATGTTTTTGATGGTGATACTCACTACATTAATGCTTCCGTTTTAGATGAACAGTATCAATACACCCAAAAACCACTGACAGTAGAATGGGACCCTGTAACGAATAAATTGGAGTTTATTTAATTTAAAAACCCCTCGTAATTGAGGGGTTTTTGATATTTATAACTAAACCTAACCATGTTCAGTTCTGAAAATCCAGTTATAGTTATATGTGCGGTATTGTTTTCAATATTGTTTATTTCAGCCGGAGTTTATTATGTTAATAAACTTTTTTCAAGTTCAACCCAAGATGTCCTTGTTAGATTTATACTTATGGTTTTTGCATCACTTGTTGGTGTATTCATAATTGATAAGGTAGTTGCTTTTAAAATATCTTTGTTAAGTGATGAGCAAAATGGAGAGTTGTTTGATTTAATTAAGACACTTACTCTAATGATATTCTCTTACTATTTTGGTTCACAAAAGGGAGGTAAAAATGGAGAATGTTAATTATAGTTGATTTAAAAATTTTGTAAATAATATGATATTTATTAGAAAACAAAAGTTATGATATTTTTAGATGCAGAATCGGCACCACAATTAGGAGCCTTTGAAAAATTAGTAGATTACGGAGTTTTAGGTATTGCAGTTTTGGCTTTAGGTGTTGTAGGATGGTTATTTTTAAAGAGACTTATGAACGAGAGAGATAGACTCCAACAGAAAGTTGATGAACTTGAAAAAGAATTAAGAAGCAAATGACACTATTACAAGTAGAATCTTTTGGTGTTTTTGAAACACTTACACAATATGGTGCTTTAGGTGTGATTACTTTGGGTCTTGGTGGGGCATTATGGTTCTTGTTAAAAAGACAAATTGCGTCAGAAGATAGATTAAAAACAAAGGTTGATGAATTACAAAAAGAAATCAATGATTATGTAAGACAAGACCAAAATAAGATTAAAGAAACAATTGATAATAACACCAAAGCGTTAGAAAATTTGAAAGAAATTATAATGATGAATGGTGGTAAAGTTAGAAAATGAAAACTAAAACATTAATAACAATAGTATTGGTTTTATTTATCCTTTTGTTTGTTGTAAGTATGACATTCACAGGGGGACATCACGTTAACACAGTACAAGAAAATATACAACTAACAGAAGAAAACACACAATTGACTAATGAAAATCAAAAACTAACAACTGAGAATAAACAATTAACTGCAAAAGTTGACTCCCAAGCAACAGTAATACAAGAGGTGTCAACTCAGCTTGAAAATCTATCAACTAACGATGAACCTGTTAAAACTGAATCTCCTAAGATTGTTAATCGTGACAATTTTGATGATGGCGAAAAATACAGCCTTCAGCCAATTGACATACCCAATGATGAAGATAATTAAGGGTGACTCTATAGTTTTAATGACAAAAAAACAGGCTGACGAAATTAATACTATCTTTTCAAAACAAAGGTCAAAAATCCAAAAACTTCAAACGGAGTTAGAAATTGCAGAATATAAAAAAGACAGTGTGGAATGGTTAATGTTAGACCAAGATAATTGGATTGATTATGCAATATTACAAATGAAAGAGGATTCGATTGAGAACTCTAAAAATTTAGAAGTTGTCAATAGATTATCTGAATTAAAATATTCAATAGTTAACTATAATAAAGTAACTAATCAATTTGAAACTTACCAATTAGGTAACTTAAGCATCTCAACTAATAGAAAGGGGGAAAAAATACTAAAACCTGAAAAATATTTAGAGAGAAGTGATTGGTTTGCCGCCTTATTTACGGTGTTAACAATCACAAATGTTATTATTTTCTTTAATTAAAAAAAAAATGGGGGTTGTTAACCCCCTTTTTAATTTAAAATTTCTCTAAATCGCCATAATTCATGTGTAATTCGGTGTGTTCATCTTTCATCATTTGATAAGCTCTGGCAAGACGAGTTAAACCAATACCACCACCAAATCTTTTAAAGAATTTGTGAGATAAAAACTCCTCAAGTTCCCTCTCAACTCGTTCTTTTCCAAATAATTCAAACAATTTGTTAGAATATCCACCATTTTCAATTGTGTAGAACATTTCTCTCATTTCATCAACATCACAACTTCTCTCGGCAGAACCAATTGTTTCTTGACCATAAAGAATAACATCGATTTTGTTGAATTTATCATCCTGACCCGATTTCATGTTCCAAAATGGATTAGTTCTGAGTGGGAAATTTTGAAGGGATACAACACAACCCTTTTCTTTCCACATTTTTGTCTCATGTTCATTCTCCAAGATTTTAACTCCACCGTATTCATTACAAACATCGTCGTAATTTACTTCAACAGGCGTATCGAACCCTAAAAATGTTAAAAGTTCCAATTCCAATCTTTTTAATTCCTCCATTCCTCCTTTTGATTCAAACTCAAACATTGGGAAGATTAATTCGTGACGACCTGGAATTGGGTCTTTTTCTTGACGATAAGATGTTGAGATACAGAATACCCCTGGCCATTCAGGGTTCTTTAGTAATTCATACTCCAACCACATCTGACCTGTTTGTGGTAAGGGCCAAATCTCACCTTTATACTCAAATGTTGTAATTGAGTGTGGATTCTCACATGCTGCGAGAATTGATAGTCTTGATTGAGTTGGAACCTCAATAAAACCTTTGTTTAGAAAAAAAGTCCTCATTTTTTGGACTAACTCATGATAAATTTTTGTGTTTTGCATATAACTTTTGGGTAAAAAAAAACCTCCATAAAGGAGGTTTTGCGTTTATTTATTATTTATTAAATTCTTTTTCATTTTGAAATAAATACAATATAATATTGAAAAAATAAAGATTAGTATTAAAATTTTTTTGAAATATTTATTAGTATGAAAGTAAAATTATCTGAGGAGCAACTACAAAAACTGATTAAGGAAGATTTAGGGGTTGCCAGAGCTGGTTTGGCCTATACTAATTTATTTTACAGTAAAATTGAACCTATTGTAAAAGAATTTTTAAAAAACAAAAGGAGCCAAGATGTTATTTTAAAGATTTCACCACAAGAAATGTCATATATCTATCAGTCAAGTATGGACGATTACATTGATTTACCGATTGAGAGTATGACAATATTAATTAAAATGAAATCATTCCCAAGAAAGAAATCAGATATACCATTTTCAACTGGGGGTGCCGCAGAGTCAATTCAAAGTATGGAAGAAGATTTATTGTTTGATTTAAGAGATACTATTACTCATGAATGTAATCATATCTATGAATTTTATAAAAGAGCGGAATCGGGAGCTAAACAAATTAATGTCTCTTTAAGTTATGCCGGAGGTAAAAACTTTAACATAAAAAGAGAAATATTTGAAGTTTGGCAAGATTTTTTAAATTATGTTTACAATTCTGAACCATATGAAATCAATGCTAAAGTTCAAGAAGCGTATTCATTAAGGTCAAGAATGTCACTTGACGACTTTATGAAATCAAATTATTGGAAAAACGCAAATACCCTAAAATCTTTTGACGCAGATATCTTTTTTGGTAATTTACTTGCAACGATTGATAAGTATTCACCAGGTAAAACATTGTCCATAGTTAATAATTTATACAAATGGTTTTTAACTGATTACTTTAAGTGGATGAAATTTCACAATGAAAAACCACAAAGATTTATTGAAAATTCAAAACATTTATATGATTTGATTAAAAAATTTGAACCTCGTATTAAAAAAGCGGGAGAAACACTTCGTAGAAGATATTCTAAATTGTACTCCATCGAACCCGAAATGGATTTGTCATAGTATACTGACATTTTGTCATACTTTTCTTTTTGGCACAAAAATTACATTTATCTAATCGGAACTTGATTCCATAAAAAAATTATTATATATTTTTTAAAAAATTTATATGGGTAAAATTATAGGTATTGATTTAGGCACCACAAATTCATGTGTTGCAATTATGGAAGGCAACGAACCTGTTGTCATTACAAACAGTGAAGGAAAAAGAACCACCCCTTCAATTGTTGGTTTTTCTAATGGTGGTGAAAGAAAGATTGGGGACCCCGCTAAAC